ACAAAACCTTTTATAAAAGGTATTTCAAAAATTAGTGATAAACTTATACCAAACGAATTAAGATTTTTAGCACCATACGCAGCTGGTATTGGTACACTTATGTTACCACCAGGAATGGGACCTTTAATGAGAGGTTTAGCAGGAGCAGGATTTAATACTTTAGGACAAATTGCATCTGATGAAACTCCTATAGAAGACATCGATGATTTAAATAAATTATCAATAGCACTATCAGGTGGGCTTGGAGCGTTGGGTTCTCAAGATGTTACTAAAGGTGGTGAATCAGGAATGGGAATTAGAACAGGTAATGTAGCAGATGAATTTGGAACAGCAGGAAATGTTTACAGTGATGCAGCACCAACAGGATTTTTAGAAGGTGCAGGAAATGTAGGTAGAGAAGGAGTAGCAAGTTTATCAGATTTTGTACAAGGTAACAGACAAACATTAGCAGATTTAGGACAAAATCCAGGAAGTTTATTTAGTAGTGCAGATAAATTTAAAGGAGCAAGAGATGCAGCAAAAGCATTAGGTACAACAGGAAGTTTAGCTACAGGCGATGTAGCACGTGAAGCTGCAATAGATATAATTGATGAACAGAATAGATTAGATGCGGAAGAAGCAGCACAAATAGAAGAAACAACTACAGCCAATGAATCAGAACGAGCAGACTTACAAATGAAATTTATGAGACAAGCAAATGTACCTGAAGAAACTGTAGAAGAAACATTAGAAATGAATGATCTAGGTGAGTATTATACACCACCAGAGTCAGCAGCTAACGGAGGAATCATTGGACTTAAAGAAGGTGGTAGAGCTAGATTTGCTTTTGGAGGAAGATTAGCAAACGCTATTAGACTTTTAGATGATGCACCTTTAGGATTAGGAAAACAAATGGAAGATGCTGCTAGAACAAGTGATGAAATAATAGAAACTAAAAAAATAGTTAAAAATCCTAACGAAACAATGCGTCCAGGTATGATAGATGCACAGGCAGCAGGTCAACCAAAAGAAGCAGCAGAGTTTATTGAAGCTATTAGAAATCCAAACACAGGTGGAATTGATTACAAAATGGCAGAAATGAAAATAGGTACTAAATTAAAAGGAACTGAAACTATGAATCAATTAGTTAGTATGTATTTATTTACTGTTAGAAAAGACAAATTAGGAGTAGCGGCAATAGCTACTGGGTATGGTGGTTTAGGCGCAGGAGCTATGATGAATGAGGGACAAAATTATATGGCAAACGGAGGAATTGCTAGATTAAAAGACGGAGGTATGTTAAACTTTGGTGGTAGAGAAATGGATTTAAGAACTGGTGGATTTGTACCCATTGGTAAAAAAGAAAGAGCAGATGACGTACCTGCAAGACTTTCTAAAAACGAATTTGTAATGACAGCAGATGCAGTCAGAGCAGCAGGTGGTGGCAATGTAAATAAAGGAGCACAACGTATGTATGATATAATGAACAAATTAGAGGCAAGGGCATAATGGCAATAGAACAAACACAAGTATTACCAGCACCGGTACTAGAAGCAGCCTTAACGGCCTTTACACAAAAGTTACCTCCATTAATGGGGCAAAAAATTGATACGGCAGCATACGATCCTAAAGTTGCAGCACAAACAGCATTACAAACAGGCGCATCAGCAGCCGCACAAGGTTTAGGATCTTTAGTTGGTCCAGATGCATACAAACCTTTTATGTCTCCGTACCAACAAGAAGTAATAGATACAACTTTAGCAGAGTTTGACAGACAACAAGGAATACAACAAACAGGTTTAAGAGATCAAGCAATTGGAGCTGGAGCTTATGGTGGAGCTAGATCAGGTATAATGGAATCACAGTTTTTAAATCAAGGCGCAGTAGACAGAGCAGCTTTACAAGCACAATTATTAAATCAAGGATTTATGCAAGCACAACAATTAGCAGGAACAGATCTTGCAGCAAGACAAGGTTTAGGAACTTACCAACAAGCACTAGGTCAAGCTGATCAAGGATTTGCACAAGCTCAATTAGATGCAAACACACTTGCAGCAAGAGAAGCAGAGTTCGAACCATTTACAAGATTAGGTTTAGTTGGACAACAACTAGCACAAATACAACCAGGCGCATTCCCGACTACAACGATCGGGTATCAACAAAGCGCAGCACCAGCAAGTCCAATGGCTAGCTTCTTAGGAGGCGCGGCAGGAGCAGGCGGTGTACTAGGTAAGTTAGGAATATTTGGATAATGAGTAGAATTTTAAGAAGACCAATGTTTAGAGGTGGCCCGGTAGATAGCCGTGGAACGGGGATTACATCTGGTTTATCATATTCTAAAGGTGGTAGAGTTGGTTTATCAAGTGGTGGCACATATGCAGACGCATTAGCCCAAGCACAATTTAATGCAAATAGAGGCAGCAGACTTTCTTTTCAATCTGTCATAGACAGAATGAATGACTACTATAATAATTTAACTAATAAAGGTATTCCTGAAACTGATTTAGATATGGGTATGCAACTATATCGACCTATGTCAGCAGAAGATATAGCTCAATCAAATTTATACAGAGATAATCAACCTGAATTTCAACAAGAATTTTTAAAAGGAACATTTGATGGCCGTAATTACAAAAAAGAATTAGCAGCCGATGCTAAATCATTTGCTCAATTTAATCCAGGTGAAGAAAACCCATACCTTAATCCCAATGCGCCAGCAGCAGAACAAGTTTTACCTTCAGATGAAGTATTAGAAACAGATATTAAAACTACAGATCCTAAAGCAGACATAGAAAAAAATAAAAAATTATTTGCAGAATTATTAGGTGGAGATAAAGCTAGAGGCGAAGATATTTCTAATATGTTAATGAGTTTTGCAGGTAAAGCTTTAGCACCAGAAGCTACCGTTAAAGGTGCCTTTGGTGAATTCTTTGCAGAAGAAGCAAAACGACCAAGCAGTAAATCTAAAATAGATCAATCAGCTGCAGCTCTTGCAATTAATGATTACATTGCAGGTAAAAGATCTAAAGAAAATACAGAAGCATTGTTAGCTAAATTAGAATTAACATCAGGTAGTTTAACTACTAAATACAATGATGCATTAAAAGCAGGTGCAAGTAAACCAAAAGCTATTGCAACAGCCATCTATGATAAATTTGGTATAATTCCTAAAAAAGTAACTAGTATTCCTGAAACATTAGAAGATATTAATGAACTTGGATTAAGTAATGGTGATATAATTCTTGCTCCAAACGAAGTTAATGGAACTAAAGTAACCTCTGTTCTTAAAATAATTATTGATTCAACAGGAAACATCTCAACTTCAAGAGTATTTCCAGATCTTTAGGAGATTAAATGGCTGAACAAAATAAACAGTATGGATTAACTCAATCTATATTAGCTGGTGTAGGTTCGGGTGTATTTAAAATATTTGAAGGTGCAGCTACATTAGGTGCTACACTTATGGATTTAGGTGTAGATAGAAATAGAGCAGAAGCAGTAGAAGAATATTTTGATAAAATTAATCCTTTTGATGAAGCAGCTGAATCAACAGCTGCTGGTAAAATTACAGAACTTATTGTTAACATTGGCATACCAGGTGGTCTTGCATTTAAAATTGGATCAGGTTTAACTAAAGCAACTTTAAAAGCAAAAGAAGCTGGTAAATATTTAAGTAGAAATGAAAAATTAAAAAGATATGGTAAAGGTGCATTAGCAGGTGGTGTAGCAGAAGGAGTTTTTGTTGGTGATGTAGAAGATGCAGGTACTTTTGGTGACTTTCTCGGTGGTCCTACAGAAATAGATAGAGAAGCTAACACACCAGAAGCAGAATTATTAAACAGATTAAAGTTTGGTGCAGAAGGTGGATTGTTTACTGTAGGTATAGGAGCAGGTGCAAGAGGAATATCTAAATTAAGAAACCAAGCAGGATCCGGTAAAGCAATTACAGATCCTGTATCAAAATGGATTGATAAGTGGGTATCAAGACCGTTAAGAGCAAGAGGACCACAAGCTCAAGAAGGTTTTGAAGCAGAGAAAGCCTATCAAGGATTGCTAGGTAGAGATACCAACATAGCTGAAAACGCTATGATTAAAATAGATAACATTACAAATAGAATTCTTAAAAATTTTAAAACATCTGGTAATAAAGTAGACAAAGAAAAAAGAAAAGAATTATTAAAAAAAATGAATGACATCTTAACCGATGGCAATAATCTTAATCCTACAATCGATGACGCTGGTAAAGTTACATTAAGATCTATTGACGAAAAAAAAATTACAGAATTTTCTAATGATTTAATTAATAACTACAAAGCGGACCCTAAAGATGTAGCAGAACTTGTAGAAAATTTTAACGATATGCGTGGAACGTGGTCAGAACTATTTACATTAATGGGTTCACGATTAACACCTAGTGCATTAGAAGACTTTCAAAAAGTAATTCCAGAACAAATCAACAGTATCTTAGACAGGGGCTATGAAGTATTTAAAAATAATCCTATGTCTGTTGCCGATAACTATGGACCAAGCAGTAAAGTAATTAATACCGCTGTAAAAGAATTTATAGATGAAGCTGCTAAAAAAGGTGTTACACTTCCAGAAGATGTAGCAAAGAATATGGTTAATGAAGTATGGGCTAATGCTAAATTACCAAGAGGTGTTATGATGAATGAAGGAACTAAATCTGGTGTAGTTAGATTAGGTTCTGTTCCTAACTTTTTTTTAAAATCAGAAGCAGATAATTTATTATCTAAAAAAGGTGACTTTATAAAAACATCTGGTGGTAAAAATTTGTCAGATTTAACAGGCGTGGGAGAAAAAGTTATTAAAAAATTATTAGGCAAAGCAGAAAACCCTATGTCAACTATTGTTGAAGGTACAAATGCTTTATCCGTACAAGTAAGATTAAATCAATACTTAGATGATCTTGTTAAACAATCTAATATTTTAAAAAAAAATTGGGACGAATGGGATGCAGGTGGTAGAATTGGACCAGAACCAAGAGTACCTTTTCTTGTAAACAATCCTGGTGAAGCTAAAAAATATTTTGGTGCAAATGCAAAAAATAATGTTGATTATGAAATTATTGCACCGGCAGAGGGTGGATCAATTAGATCTACAAAACTTGGTAGATTTGAAGACATTGATGCAAAAATTAAACCTGTTGATGAGATAGAAGCAGCAAGACTAGAAGAATTGGGAATTATAGATGAACTTACAAATCCTATTGCTGGTAAATATGCATTGTCTGATTATGCACAAGCATTAAAACAAGTAGATAATTTAAAGAAAAAAGATTTACCTGCAACCTTATATCAAAACCTAGTGTTGTATCCAAAGGCTACATCACAAATGGCTAAAACAATTCTTGCACCATTTACTCACGCAAGAAACTTTATTAGTGCTGCAGCGTTTGCAGCTGCAAA